TGTACTTGACGAACTCCAGCGACTGCTGCTCGATGTTGCTGAACGACGACTTCTCCAGGTCCCCCACCATGTGCGGCGGCACGCGGAAGATGCGCGCGATCTCGTTGATCTGGAACTTGCGGGTCTCGAGGAACTGCGCCTGCTCGGGGGAGATGGAGATCGGCGTGTACTTCATCCCCTCCTCGAGCACCGCGACCTTGCCCGAGTTGGCCGAGCCTCCGAACTGCCCCTGCCATGTCTCGCGCAGCCTCGCTGGGTCCTTCACCGTCCCCGGATGCTCGAGCACCCCGCCGGGGGCCGCCCCGTTGGCGAAGAACTTGGCTCCGTACTCCTCGCAGGCGATGGCCATGCCGATGGCGTTCTTGGCCATCGCGATGGGCGAGTAGCCCACCAGGCCGTCGAAGCCAAGCCCCGGTATGTGCAGCACCTCGGATGGATCGAGGACCGCGGAGCTGCCCTGCATCGTGTGGGCGTCCTCGGCGCTGGTGGTGTACTGGTAGTAGAGCCTGCCGTTTCTGTCGCGGTCGACCTGCATCCGGCTGGGCATCAGAGGATACAGCGCCACTACCTCGCCCCTGCCGTTGCGGATGATCTGGGCATACGCGTTGCCCCACAGCAGCAGGTGGGTCATCAGCGTCTCGCGGAAGACGAAGCTCGTCATCTCCGCGTTGGGCTCGGCATGCAGCAGGTTGTACAGCGGATGCTCCTTCGCCTTGTGCTTGCTCGAGTCCTCCCCATGCCGGTACAGGTGCAGCGGCAGGCCCGCGATCGCCTCGGCCAGGATGCGCACGCATGCGTGCACCGCCGTCATCTGCATCGAGGAGCGTTCGTTGACGGCCTTGCCGGAGGTCGAGCCGCCGAAGAGGAAGCTGTACGTGGACCCGCTGGTCCTGTTCTGCGCACGCCCTCTGGCGAGCAGGTTGCCGATGATGCCCATCGATGGTTTCTCCTACGGTGCTAGATGAAGAGGATGCCCCGGCCGTCATAGACCGACTCGCGCAGCTCGTTGCCGCACCGGATCGCGCGGTCCAGCGCCATGATCGCGGCCACCGCGCCGTCGATCTTCTCGGTGGACTTCTCCTTGTCGGGCTTGATGTTCCCGGCGGGGTCGGTGCGGATGAAGATGTTGTCCATCATCCACCTGAGCACCGGGTGCCCCGCGTGGGCGATGCTTTTTCCGAGCACCAGCTTCATGAGCTCCTTGGTCGGCGGGCTCATGTCCTTGAAGCCCTGGCCGAAGGGGACCACGGTGAAGCCCATGCCCTCGAGGTTCTGCACCATCTGCACGGCCCCCCAGCGGTCGAAGGCGATCTCGCGGATGTTGAAGCGTTTGCCCAGGTCCTCTATGAAGCGCTCGATGTAGCCGTAGTGCACGACGTTGCCCTCGGTCGTCTGGATATGGCCCTCGCGCCGCCACACGTCGTAGGGCACGTGGTCGCGCCTGACGCGCAGGTCGACGCTCTCCTCGGGGATCCAGAAGTAGGGCAGCACGTGGTGGCGGTCCTGGTCGTCCAATGGCGGGAACACCAGCACGAACGCCGTGATGTCGGTCGAGGACGACAGGTCCAGGCCTCCGTAGCACACCCGCCCCTCGAGGGCCTCGGCATCGATTGGGAACGCGCACAGGTCCCATCTCTCCATCGGCATCCAGCGCACGGCCTGCTTCACCCATTGGTTGAGCCGCAGCTGGCGGAAGATGTTCTCCTCGCCCGGGTTCTGGCGCGCGCTCTCGCACGCGGAGCGTACCTTCTCGATTGTGATGGTCTCCCCCAGCGAGGGGTTGGCCTTCTTCCAGACCTTCGGATCCGTCCAGTCCTCGCCCTCGTCGGCCCCGTAGATCACCGGGTAGAACGTGCTGTCGTGCTTGCGGCCCTCCAGGATGTCCTTCGCCTTCTGGTGCTGCTCATGGCAGATGGAGTGCGTGTCGCTTCCAGCCGTGGTGATCAGAAAGAACAGCGGCTGGGCGCGCGCGTCGCCCGAGCCCTTGGTCATCACGTCGAAGAGCTTTCGGTTCGGCTGGGTGTGCAGCTCGTCGAACACCACGCCGTGGATGTTGAAGCCGTGCTTGGAGTACGCCTCGGCGCTCAGCACCTGGTAGAAGCTGTTGGTCGGCAGGTACACGATGCGCTTGGTGGCGGCCAGTATCTTCACGCGCCGGTTGAGCGAGGGGCACATGCGCACCATGTCGGCGGCGACCTCGAAGACGATCGAGGCCTGCTGGCGGTCGGCGGCGCAGCCGTACACCTCGGCGCGCTCCTCGAAGTCGGCGCAGGTCAATAGCAGCGCCACGGCGGCGGCGAGCTCGCTCTTGCCGTTCTTCTTGGGGATCTCGATATACGCGGTGTTGAACTGCCGGTACCCGTCCGGCTTTACCACTCCGAAGAGGTCTCGGATGATCCGCTCCTGCCAGGGGAGCAGGATGAAGGGCCTGCCCGCCCAGACGCCCTTGGTGTGGCACAGGCACTGTATGAAGTCCACGGCGTGGTCGGCCTTGGCGCCGTCATAGGCTGAGTCCTTCGCCGCGAACGGCGTGGGTGTGTGTTTCTTAAGCTTTGGCATGGCCTTCCCGTGTGGATGTGAAAAAGGCCCCGGAGGGCCTTTGGAGAGGGGGTGTCGTTTCAGATACTTGATGATAGTGGATGGAGAACGCGGACGCTGTGTATCAGCCGCCGCACTCCCTCGCCGTGGCGCGCACGGCCTTGCGGAGGATCCCCTCGTCGAAGCCGCAGTCGCGGTACCCGTCCAAGATGGTCCTGAAGTACCAGGTGTCAGGCAGGGCGCTTGGATAGCCTTCGTTCATGATGTACGCCATCGCCTCCACCTCATCGCCGTCGAGGCTCACCGTCAGATTGGCCTTGCGGTACAGGCGAGGGAATCCCTCGTAGCGGTCCAGCATCCGCTCGCATTTTGCGGTGATCTCCCAGAGGAGCACCGGCACGCTCGCGCCGATGTGCCTCTCGATGGTCGCCACGCCGTTCTCCCGGTCCCCCTTGAACACGAGGCGGTGGTCCTCGAGCACCGCCGTCCCGATGACGGCCGCCTCTGGGCATCGGTGACCCATCTGCTCAAGGTTCAGGTTGCTTCCGTAGGCCAGGTATGTCTTGTTCATTATCGCATCGCTCCTTCAGTTTCGTCTTATACCACCCCAGGGGCGGTTTCCCGCCCCTATGCCCTGGTGCCGTCACCGCCTCAGGCGGCCGGCCGGTTGCGCCAGGCGGCCGAGCCGGACAGGCGCTTGCAAAGATGCTCGCGGCAGCTCTTGTACTCGTTGCCGATGAGCCCGATGCGGTTGAGGTAGGTGCGCATCGCGAATTTCGCGTTCTCGGCCTGCGGCTTCTTGGTGCTCGCCGAGCTCTGCGTCAGCGCCTGGCTGTTCAACGCGAGGGCGAGTACGATGTAGCTTCTGACCTCCCCGGCGTGCAGGGTGCTGTTGAAGCCCCGCAGCTCGACGGTGCCGTGGCCGTGGAAGAAGGAGTGCAGGTTCAAAAAATGGTAGCGGCTCTGATGGTAGTGGGTCTCCCGGGTGCCGGCGTATCCCGCGTACCAGATGTCCTCGATGGCCGCCAGCGTCTTGGGCCTGGCTCTGTTCATGGCCTCCACGAGGCGCGCGTCCATGCTCTTGCAGTACCGCGCCCGCTGGGCCTCGATGCCAAGAGCCTGGTAGAGGAGGTCGTTCCGGGCGTGGATGATGTTGATGAAGTTCCTAATCGAGCGCGCCGTGTGGCCGGCTCCGTCGAGGTGGATGTGGATGCCGCAGGAGCTGTTGGTGAAGGCCCCGGCCTTGCGCAGCGCCCGCACGACCTTCTGCAGCAGCTCGATGTCAGTTCCGTAGGTGAGGATCGGGCTGACCAGCTCGACGCTGTGCATCTTGGTGGCGCTGATGGTCCTGCCTCCGGTCTTCATCTGGCAGGTGATCGAGCCGTCGTAGGTGAGCTTCCAGCGCCTTCCGTCGGGCGCCACCAGCGTCCAGGTGTCGTAGCAGGTGCCCTCGTAGGTCAGCTCCCCGCCGATCACGGTCCTCGCCGCGTCCGCCGCGTCCTTTCTCGTGAGCCCGGTCATCTCGATCTCGATCCCGAATCCTGCTGTGGTCATCGCCTTTTCCCCCCCCGTCGGTGTGTTTCTTTGGAACTGTAGTAATCACTCAAAGAGGGTTATATAGCAAGTGTATATCTTCAAATAAGATACACTATTATTCTATTACAAAGGCTTCATAGGATCCCCCTCAGGGATCATCCCGGCAACGCATGTTTGCATAGGACTCCATCTGTCATCTTTCCTTATGGAACCACCATGGGATGTGGTAGTATGGGTGCATAAGGAGCTAGGACATGGACAAGACTGCTGTGGTCTACTATTCACTGGATGGACATACCCACCTCGCCGCCACCAGGATCAGCGAACGGCTGACCTGCCCCGCGATACGCCTGCGGCTGCAAAAGGAGTTCCCGACCTCGAGCGCCTTCCTCAAATATTTCTGGGCGGGCAAGAGCTCGGTATTCCACGACAAGCCGGCTCTGGTGGAACCGGATCAGGATCTGGAGGCGTATGACACCCTCGTCATCGCGACCCCTGTCTGGGCGGGAAACCTCAGCTCGCCTATGCGTTCGTTCCTTGCAGGCCATCCGTTCACAGGCAAGCGGGTGTTTCTGGTAGCCACCAACAGCGGAGGCTCGTTCGAAAAGTGCTTCGCCACCATGCGCAAGCTGCTGCCCGCGGCCTCCATCGGAGAGGAGATCGGCTTCGTGAATATCACCGAGGACGGCTATCCTTCCCATCGGAAGGCGCTTGAGGAGTTTTGCGAAGGAATCCAATTGAAACGCTAGGCCTACTTTTACCATAGATTTGGCGGGGTTAACCATGTGCTTCCGCCTTGGAGGAGGCCTTGAAATATTCCCCAACACTAGAACCGAAGCGTACCCCAGGCAGCGTGATTTAGACAAAAATATTCCACCCTGAAGGCTGGAACCATGCTACAGTGAAAGCGCTCCTGTTGTCCCCCTAGTGACATAGTGGCTTCTGTTCTCCGTATCATTGATGGTACGGGACAACAGTTGTCCATCGCTGGACACAGTACGAAGGTTCCCAGTGCCAGTGAGGGCATTAGCAAACACGGAACTGACGGGGACACAGGAGCCTACTAAAAACTCTCAAGGTTTTCCCCACTTGGATGCACTCTCAATCCAATTGAAACGCTAGCGCCGCAAAAGCGATACGTCCTTCGCCCTCATCGGGAAATCTTGACGGGTACTTCCTCATCCAGCTTCCTGACCATGTCGATCCCCGGGACCACTCCCAAAGTAGAGCCGTGCTCCCATGAGATGTGGATGGTCCCGATGTCGTCCACGTTCAGGACCGTGCCCCTGGTCCCTTTCGGCGGGGCCTGCGGGTCGTCCATGTGGATCAGCTCGACGGCGGCCCCTGGCGGGTACTGCCGGCGTAGGACCTCGAGCCGGTGCGCATGCATGTCGTCCATATCTATGTCTCCTTGTCAGCCAGCATTGATGGCGTATATGTGGACGGATTGCAAGTCCTTTCTCCTACGGATCGCGCATCGATTCCAGTATGGCGAGCATCTGGCGCGTGTACAGGTCCAGAAGGTGGGCGAACAGGGGCAGGGCGTTCTCGCCGTAGTCCAGGAGCTTGTCGGCATCTGTCTCTGGTAGGCAGTACAAGCCGTTCTCGTATGACCAGTTCAGCGTGGGGAAGGTCGGGATCACCGGAGCCTTTGGAGCCATCGAGACCAGGACCTGGCGGTATGGATCAGTCGCCCCGGCCGTTGGCACGCTCGTGCAGCTTGTTGAGGCGAGCAAGACGGCCAGGAGCATCGCTTGCAGCGGGAGGATCGACTTTCTCAGGCGGCTTTTCTTGTGCAATGATGGTGATCTTCTGCTGTGTCTCATCGATCCTCCCCAATTCCTTCTCTTTCCGATTCGCCGTTTCCTGGGCCTTCTGGATATCCTGCTTGAGGTCCTTGGCCTTGCGTGCCTGATAGCTGGTGATCCCCAGCAGCCCCAGGATGATGAGCGCCAGTATCCGCATGATCTCATCCATCGATTCTCTTCTCCATGAACCGCCTTACGAGCGGTTTCCAAAGCGCCATGCAGGCGGGAAGCTGCAGCAGGTAGATCGCGACCGTGTACAGGACCACCAGGTATGGCGTCCTATTCAGATCGCCTGCAGGAGTCGCTTCGGGGGCGACCCGGTAGGCCACGTAGGCCAGCAGAGCCGAGCAGCCGAGGGCCACGACCTTGATCTCGCTCTCGGCGGCCTTGTCGCGGCGGATCGACTTCTTGTACAGCTCCATCGCCAGGCCCAAAAAGGCGGCGAAGGCCAATAGCACGCAGGTCAGTATCATCAGCGTTCTCCTTTCGCGCGTAAAAGCGACAGGAAGTAGTCGTCCATCTTGCGCTCCTGCTCCTCGCTCTCCCCGTTGATCTCGTGGGTCCGTAGCGACTTGAAGATGACCTTGTCGTTCTCCAGCGCCATGACCAGGCCCGTCTGGACCAGGTTGATGGTGTGCTTGATGTCCTTGAGGTCCTTCTGGTAGCAGTGGCGCTCGTCATATCTTTTGGCATAGCGGTTCAGCAGCCACAGCACGACGCCCCCCGAGCCGAACAGGCACGCCCCTATGGTGCCCACCAATGTCAGCTCATCCATTCCCGGCCCCCTCTTTGACGACCTCGTCGTAGGAGTACTCGAGCCCGTCGCGCTGGACCCTGGTGCCGTCGGCGGATCCGGTGAGCTCTATATACCGCCTGACGATGACGTCACAGTACTTCTCGTCCAGCTCGATGGTGGCGCAGATCCGGTCGGTCTGCTCGCAGGCGACCAGCGTGCTGCCGCTGCCTCCGAACGGGTCGAGCACCACGGCGTTGGTCATCGAGGAGTTCATGATCGGATACGCCAGCAGCGCCACCGGCTTCATCGTCGGATGGTCGGTGCTCCTATGTGGCTTGTCGAACTCCCAGACGGTCGATTCCTTTCGGCCGGTGTACCACTGGTGGCGGCCCTTGCGCTTCCAGCCGAAGAGCACCGGCTCGTGCTGCCACTGGTACGGAGATCGTCCGAGCACCAGCGACTGCTTCTTCCAGATGCAGGTGCCCGACAGGTGGAAGCCCGCCTCGCGGAAGGCATGTCGGAAGTTCAGCCCCTCGGTGTCCGCGTGGAACACATAGATGGAGGCGTCGTCGGCCATGTGGGCCTCGATGTTGGTGAAGGCCGCCAGGAGGAACTGTCCGAAGGCGTCGTCGGTCAGGTTGTCGTTCTTGATCCTGCCCGCCTGGGCTTCGTAGTTCACGTTGTACGGCGGGTCGGTGACCACCAGGTTCGCCTTGCGTCCCGCCATCAATAGGGCGAACGTCTCGGCCTTGGTGCTGTCGCCGCACACCAGGCGGTGCCTTCCGAGCGTCCAAACGTCGCCGCCCTTGGTGGTCGCGGGCTTCTCGAGCTCGCCAGCCACATCGAAACCGTCGTCGTGGATGCCGTCTGAAAGCGAGTCCTTGAACAGGTCGTCGATCTCGGCGGGCTCGAAGCCCGTGAGCGAGATGTCGAAATCCTGTCCCTGCAGCTCGGTGATGAGCAAGGCCAGCTTGTCCTTGTCCCATTCGCCGCTGATCTTGTTCATGGCGATGTTGAGGGCCTTCTCCTTGTCCTCGGAAAGCTCGACGAGGACGCAGTCCTCCTCGGCGACGCCCATGTCCGTCAGGACCGTCAGCCTCTGGTGGCCCGAGATGACGGTGTTGCCGTTCGCGGCGTTGACCACGATGAGCTCGACGTAGCCGAACTGCTCCATCGAGCGCTTCAGCTTCTCATACTCGGGATCCCCGCTCCTAAGCGCCTTTCTAGGGTTGTATCCCGCCGGATTCAGCTCCGACAGACGCATCTTCTGTATTCTCATGGTGTGTTTCCTTTCAGCTCTCTAGTTCCAGCACGTCTCTAAGCGCCTGCGCATACCGTTCGTCTGTCCGCTCCCACAGGAAGAGGGCGTTGCCGAAATGGCCATAGCAGGAGGTGAGGCTGTACATCGGGATGCGCAGCCCCAGCAGATCGATGATGTCGGCGGGCCTGAGGCTGAACACCGTGCGCACGGCCTCGGCGAGCCTTCCGTCGTCGACCTTCCCGGTCGAGAAGGTGTTCACGTCCACCGCCACGGGCTCGGCCTTGCCGATCGCGTACGAGATGGCCACCGAGCATCGCCTGGCCAGGCCGGCCGCCACGATGTTCCTGGCGATCATGCGCGCCATGTAGGCTCCGCTCCGGTCGACCTTGGTCGGGTCCTTCCCGCTGAAGGCGCCACCTCCGTGGAGGGCGAGCCCTCCGTAGGTGTCCACCATGATCTTTCGACCGGTCAGGCCGGTGTCGGCCGCGGGGCCTCCCTCGACGAAGCGCCCCGACGGGTTGACGAGGATGGTGGTGTGTTCATCGAACGGGAAGTGGATGAAGGCGCTCTCCAGCACATGCTCTATGATCTCGCCTCTGAGGGTGTCCATATCCTTGTCCCGTCCATGCTGGACCGAGACGACGATAGCCGCGACTCGGGTGGGTGTGCCGTCCTCGCACTCGATGGTGACCTGGGCCTTTCCGTCGCTGTGGATGCCCGCTATCATCCCGTTCTTCCTGCACTTGTCCAAAGTGGCGCAGATGCGGTGGGAGAGCTCGAGCGGTAGCGGGATGCAGGTGGCGGTCTCGTCGGTCGCATACCCGTACACCGTGCCCTGATCCCCGGCTCCGAGGACGGCATCGGTGCTCCCCGATTCCCTGGCCTCAAGCGCGGTGTCCACGCCGATCGCGATGTCGGGGCTCTGGTTGTGCAGGTACACGCTGATCGTGAACTCCTTGGGATCGTAGCCGCACTCGGTAAGCGCGGCGCGCACGGTCTCGCGCACGTTGATCCGAAGCCTGCTGGTGATCTCTCCGGCGACGATGATCCTGCCTTTGGTGGCCATGACCTCGCAGGCGACGCGAGCGAGGTCGTCGACTGTCAGGCAGGCGTCGAGGATCGAGTCGGCTATGTGGTCGCACAGCTTGTCGGGATGTCCCTGGCAGACGCTCTCGGAGGTGAGGTAGCTCTTCATGTTTGATTTCCTTTGATTGTTTGATTTCTACGGGTTGCGACGGGCCTTCAGGAGCCGTTCCATGAGGTCGTCCTGCGGGCTCGCCCCCTGGTGAGCGCCCGCGCTGTTCTCCTTCACGATCTGGAATATCTGGTACCAGATCTGGTTGACCTGCTTCATGTACTCACGGCTCATCGCCACGTACGGAGACGAGATCGCGGCGCCCGTGGTCGGGTGCTTGGCGAGGAACCCGTACTCGCTGATCGCCGTCTCGCACTGTATCCACCTGGCCACCGACATCGCGTACTGCTGCGTGAGCTGCGGGCCCACCAATCCCTCGCAGCGCCTCGCTTTAAGCCAGTCCCAGGTCTCCTTGTGGACCTCGCTGGCGCAGAGCGCCTGGCCGTTCTTCTGCACGGCCGTCATGTAGTCCTTGGGCGGTGGCATCTCTGAACCTTCCAGGTCGGCCGGCCCGGGGATCTCCATCACGATCGCGCCGCGGCCCTCGTGGATCTTCTCCGAGAGCGCCTTGGATTTCCGGCCCGCGCCGACGCGTGTGCCGCCACGGCCGCTGCCGTCCTTCGCCATGCCGCACCGCCTTTGATTATGGGGGTCAATCCCCCGTTTGATTTCCCATTTTCACGCGTGAGGGCCCTTGCCCGTTGTACGCTATATATAGCGTGGAGATTCAATTACCCCTAGGGTGTACACCACTAATAGTCACCTTTTAACGTTCCATCGGTCCTTCTGCCGTGCGTGCAGGGCCGAATGGCAGCCTTGGCAAAGTGCCATGAGGTTCCCATCGTCATCAGTACCACCATATCTAGCGGCCCTGATGTGGTGGACGAGGGTTGCCAAAGTCATTCTTCCTTCCCGCCCGCACAGCTCGCAGAAGGGATGCTCGTCAAGGAACCGTCTGCTGGTCTTCCGCCAGGATGATCCGTATCGCTTTTTCGTCTCAGGATCGCGCCCGTGGCATTCATAGGTCTTAGCCGCGAGTTTGGCGTGCTCCTCGCAGTAGCGTCCGTCGGTCAGCCGCGGGCAGCCCGGGTGGGAGCACGGCCGCTTGGGTCTGTAGGGCATGGACGTTCTCCTTCGGGCATGAAAAAGCCCGGGAGGGTTTCCCGGGCTCTCGATTGGACCTGTCTGAGTGTACAGTAGTACGGAAGGCCAACTGTGTTCAACTGTTATTTTCTGATAATTTAACGATAGGGTGCAAGGATCTCCTGTGGTGCCGATGCCTCCACTCGATACCTAGGCTTCAAGCGATCTCCCACGCAATTGTCATCCATGGGAGATTGCCGCTTGCCGTGGGAGAATCCCGGCAGGCGGGAGGATGAAGAAAGCCCGGGAAGAATCCCCCGGGCTCTCGATTGGACTTTTCTGAGTGTACCGTAGCGTGAAAGGCAAACTGAGCAAAACTGTTATTTTCTGACATTTTTACTTTAATGTACATGGTTCACTCATTAGTGCCAATGCCTTCTATTGCGAGTGGTAGATGTAGTTTTGGCTGTACTTCAGCTGGGACGCGATCTGGCCCCAACAATTGGATCTCAGATAACACATTTCCAACAGGGTGTCGCACTTCATGTTGTTGATGGCTCGAATGGCTCCAATTTTTTACCCACAAAACTGTCCGATTAATACAAAGCAAGTTTTCACGCGAGTCAAGTCTTTAGTCTTGTTAATATAGAGCTTCCTTGACGAAATGTATCTGAAAGGTTTTTTATACCATTCGTGAATCGGATATAGATGGTATGGTTAAACCCTTCGTAGACAGTACGATAACGCCTATTCAAGATAACATATTGGGTGTAGTATTAATACGAATCAAGTTCAACGTCTTGGAGAATTGCTTTGTGATTAAATCATTATACATTATTTAATTAAGCTTTTTCTGAAGAATTTACTATATGGATATAAGTCAAGGTTGTTAATGTGAGGCATAGAAAAATATGCTAAGGTCAGATATCAAAATGAATTCAAAGAGAATCATACATGATCAAAATCGTCTTTATGCCTTTAGGTCCCTCCTTCATGTACACAATTTGGTTATTGGGTTTTTTGCATTTGGTTTATTCGTCATATTTATTATAATGAATCTTTCCAAATTACATTTGCCATTCACAATTCCGAATTGGTTCATAAACGCATTCCTTATTGTGGATAGTCTTTTCGTCTTCTTAATAGTTATCACTTTGCCTAAGACACCCACAGAACGAGCCTTTTTAGTTGAACTCGATTTCCCTTTAAGTTTATTCGTTATGTGCATTGTTGTAATAGTTTTCCTATCGAATATTTGGCTTAAAGAACCCCTTTATGTACCATGGTCACTCTCGCTTGCAGTTGCATTGCTTTACCCGATTGGTGTTCTGGAAGTGTTGAAGCAAGTTTATTGGTCTCTAACTGAAACGGGTATGACAACAGAGGGTGAACGCCTTAAACGACTCTACATATTTTTAGGGGGAGGAGCATTTTGGTCTGCTTTTTTGCTTTTTACTTATTGGCTCAGAATTATATTTCTAACGGGTATAGAAAATCTCCGAAATGATATGCTTATTGTAATTGGAATAACACTTATTCCCCTCTTTGTGGCTTTCTTCATTTATATCAAGATCACCTGGATGGAAACACCACTTTCAAAAAAACAAGCTGTTTGGTCGGTGACGATTTCCGCCATTACATGTTTTATTACTGCGTACCAATTCGTAACATTCGTACCAGATTGGCAAATGTTTTATTATGAGATAATGCTAATTCTCAGCATACATGTCCACATTATGGTTTTGGGAATTTTCATCTTACGTGAAAGTCATAGCCGAGTAGTTTTGGTAACAAAGTTTGCAATAGATGCGCTAGTAATTATTTATCTTTTATTACAAGTGGAGGCTAACAGTGCAAATATTTCAAAACTTATTCAATGGCTCGAAATTAATAGCAACAGCATCACCGAAGGTTTCGGGTGGTTCTTGGGCGCAATGGCGAGTAGCGCATTTTTTTCGCTATTTGTATGGCGGTTTGGAGATGGCTATCGTCGATATAAAAAAAAGCAAGATGTCAATACAGCTACGCTTGACGATCTTATTAGAACTCCCGGAATCTCGTGTGAACTTGCTCGTCGATTGATCTCGAATCGGCCCTACAGTGATTACTTGGAAATTCTGGAACGGGTTGATGGGGTTGGTCCTAAGCGGCTAGCATTCTTAAAAGACAGGTTCGATATAAAAGCTAACTAACAAAGGCATACACTCGAACTGAGATATTGCTATGTTTCATTTCCCTAAGTGGTGCCAATCGTTATAAGGGATAATTTTACGAGGATTAGACTAGCATTTCACTATGAATACATCAACTAGGCAGAACCCACACCAATGACAGCGCCTTCCGATGCAGATGGTAGATGTAGTCGTTGCTGTAGTTCAACTGCGCCGCGATCTGCTCCCATGTCATGAAGGTGAGGTAGCGCATCTTAAGCAGAGTCTCACACTTCATGCCTTTCTGCAGGCGATTTCGTAATGCTTTTACGTTCCCGGCTCTCCTCCCGTAGTGTCCGAAGGTACTTGCAGCTTGCTTTGCACAATCATTGCAGTACCGACCGTCGGTGAGGCGGGGGCAGAGCGGATGGTTGTATGGACGCTTGGGCTCGTAGGGCATGAGAGGTACTCCTATGGGTAAAAAGAAAGCCCGGGAGGATTTCCAGAGCTCTTGATTGGACTTGTCTGAGTGTACTGTAGTTCGGTACGGAAGGCCGATTGTGCTCAACTGTTATTTCCTGATGTTTTAGCGACCAGGGGCAAAGAAAAAGGTTATCACCATCGTCCACACTCTTGTATTTTTCAGATTGGTCTCACACCACCCAAGCTAAAATACTGAAAACCGCTATTTCTGGTTGGCTAGAGTCTCCCTAAGGGTTGTGATGATTCCAGGTACATCTTTTCGTAAGGCGACTTTCGCTTCTTCAATCAGCTCCTTGAACGTAAGGACAATTCTTGTTTGGGCTTCGGATTCAACTTGGGCACCTGTCCAGACGACAATCGTGCCACCTTCCTTAAAGAACTGATTGGACCAGATCTTCTTGCCATTGATGTCGTATATTCTGAGCTCGAATTCAACGTAGACGTTTGTCGAGAAGGACCATTCATCAACTCGATCGTATGATGCATCAATTATCACAAGGTCGATCGTTCCCCATTTTTCATCACCTTCCCACTCTATTAGATTGTTTTCACACTCACGTTCAAATATTGTATAGAGATAGGTGTTCGCGGAAAGCGACTTGGAGTTTGTTCTCCCAACGGAAAAATCGGAGTTTCCATTTTTCAATTCCAAGTTCAGCAACTTGGGATCAATCGCACTTGGTGAAGGTTGAAGAAGCGTTCTATCAAAGCTGGTCATGCAAGACACAAGCAATAATGACGATAAAACAAAGACGAGTAACAAGGATTTTTTCATATCTTTCATCCATAGATATATTCTAGCGATGTGTATTTTTTACCAGCACAGTATACCATATGTTGAAAAGGAGTGTAAGCTCTAGAATTTTACCGTTTCTGCTGGCACCGTGGTCCAAAACGCGATCTGACCTTATCTTTCATCTTCTGATGGCCCATTGTTTATAAAGAAAGGATACGCACCAACGACAGTGCCTTGCGATGCAGGTGGTAGATGTAGTCTTGGCTGTAGTCCAGCTGTGCTGCGATCTGGTCCCAAGCAAGAAAGGTGAGATAGCGCATCTCAAGCAGCGTCTCGCATTCCATGCTGTTGACGCTTCGGATCGCTTCGGCGATCTCAGTCTTCAGCTGCATCAGCTGCGCGATGCCGTTATTGATCTCCGTCTCCAGTTCTGCGATGCGTACCACCGCCTCTTCAACGGGGGAACGTCGTATCGAAGGAGCCTTGGCCATCTCGGAAAGTTTGGGAGAGACATAGACGGCATGGCTTTTCAGCCAGTCGAGTTGACGTTCCTTGGTCTTGATGCGTTTGTCCAGATACCATGCCTGCGACAGATATTCCTTTGCGTTCATGCTCCTATCTCCTATAGGTGAATCTTGGTGAAGTCGGGGTTGATATCGCACAACAAAGTGAACCACTCGCTTTCGAAGAACTGCTCAATCTCATCCTTTGTTGCCCACGCGTATACGTAATCAGGATTGCCTTCCAGCTGGGATACAGCCTTGTGCCAGTCAACGACCGCGCGCTCCACGATGGCAGCCGCCAGATGTCTTATGCTCGCTTCGGTCATCGTCGGCCTCCTTCAAGTTCCGCCTTCACCGCTTCGATCAGAGCATCCTGGGTTTGCGCTTTCCCCGAAAGAACCTTTATAATGCGCTCGTCGATGGTCTTCTCGGTGATGATGTGCTGGACCACCACCGTTTCGGACTGCTGCCCCTGACGCCACAGTCGCGCCACCGTCTGCTGGTACAGCTCAAGGCTCCACGTGAGGCCAAACCAGATCAGGCAATTGCCACCACTTTGGAGGTTCAGCCCGTGCCCGGCGGATGCGGGGTGGATCAGGCCGACCGGAAGGTTCCCTTGGTTCCACACGCGGATGCTTTCACTTGAGTCCAAGGTCGAAAACGATACCCCAAGCTTCTCCAGTCTTCCAACGATCCGCTCAAGATCATGCTTGAACCAATAGGCCACCAGCATGCTCTGGCCGTTGGCTGCCTCGATGAGATCTTCCAACGCATCGAGCTTGCGTTCATGGATGCCGATGGTATCTCCATCGTCGGTGTACACAGCCCCGTTAGCCAGTTGCAGCAGTTTGCCCGAGAGGCTCGCCGCGTTCGCAGCTGTCACCTGTCCTCCCGAGGAGTCCAGGACCAGGTCCTTCAGTAGCTTCTCATAAGCCGCGAGCTCATCATCGCTGAGTGTTACGCGAAACTCGGTGCTTACCAGCTCTGGCATCCTAATATGATCTTGTGCCTTCATCGAAATGGTGATGTCCCCGATCGCCCGGTAGATTCTTTCCTCGGAACCCGCAGCCGGCTTATAGCTGAACACAATCTGGCCATTGCGCTTGTCGGCTTTGAAGTACGCATCCCGATAGGCTCCGATGAACCTTCCCAACCGTACGCCCTTGTCCAATAGCTTGAACTGAGCCCAGAGGTCGATCAGGCCGTTGCTGGCCGGGGTGCCGGTCAGGCCCACGATACGCCTGATCACAGGGCGGCGTTTCATCAACGCCCGAAAGCGCTTGGAGCGGTGGTTCTTGAACGATGAGAGCTCGTCGACGACTACCATGTCGAAGTCGAAGGGGAGGGTGGTCTCCTCGATCAGCCACTGCACGTTCTCTCGGTTGATGATATACAGGTCAGCCTTGCGCTCCAAGGCAGTAAGGCGCTCGGCGGTGCTCCCCACGGCCACTGATGGGATCAGGTCCCCCAGGTGATCCCACTTGCCAATTTCGGCAGGCCAGGTGTCCCTTGCAACCCGAAGGGGCGCGATGATCAGTACCTTTCGTACCAGAAACGAATCGAAGAGGAGGTTGGAAAGGGCCGTCAGGGTGATGACCGTTTTGCCAAGTCCCATCTGCAGCAATACTGCCGCCACGGGGTGCTGCTCAATAAAGTCGCTCGCATACTGTTGGTAGTCATGCGGTGTATATGTCATTGATGATCTCCTCTATCTGCTCTTTTGCATCCAGCACGTATGCCTTGAACCCCAGACCCTTCAGCATTTCATGCCTTACCTGTTGGAGTGCCTTCATCTTTTTGCCTGGGGCCTTCACTTCCACAAAGCCGCATCGCCCGCCGGGCAGTAGCACCAATCGGTCCGCCATTCCATCGAAGCCTGGGCTTATGAATTTTACAGCCCGGCCTCCCATCATTTTCACAGCCATCACCAGCTGCGACTCAATCTCTTTCTCAAGCATTCCAAATCTCCCTTTGGAACGAAGGAACGAGTGGAACGAAAGGAACAGGGGGTCCTATAAAGTCCCACGTGCGTATATACGCCCTCGCCGCCACACTCATTCCCTGTATATCTACTTCCACTTATGTAGTAGATATTCTTGTTCCATTGTTCCTGTTGCCCCAAAACCTGCTCCTCAGAACGGGATTGCGTCATAGTCCAATGGAACTAGTTCTGGAACAGGCTTGGAACGTTCTGTAGGTTGTTCCGTTCCCTGATAAACGTAGGCACGTTGCTTTCCGTAAATCGGGAAGTATCGAGTTCCTGTTTTTGTTCCTTGGTATTTACCCCAACCCTCGATCTTCTGCATGATGGCGGTGATCCCATATGAGTCGTTCTTGCTGATCATGGCGGGGTCCTTGCCGTAGCATTCGCACCAGATTTCCATATTGCAGACCACGGTTCTCCTGAAGGTTCCCTTAACCGTCATGCCGCTGTCCTTCTCGGAAAGGAATGCTCGTCGTTCATAGAGGTCCATCGCATCCCAGTTCTCGGGAAGCAGGAAATCGAGGTAATTCCTGACGTAGCCCTCGCGGACATCGGTCTCCATGGCTTCGCTTTGGACTTCCTCCGCCTCGTTTAGAAAGTCTCCCTCGAGATATAGTTTTTCGCCTTTTTCCCAGATTGCCTTTGCTTCCGCCCAGAACTGGGTCCGATAGGCCTCGGAATATTGCCAGATTATCTTATGCCTAGCCAGGTTGGACTTGATGATCCAGTACCGGCGGTTGCCGGTGATGTCGCGAAGGTACCCGTGCTCTCCGTTGACCGTCGCGATGATCACGCACTGGCGAGGGTGGCTTTCGACCACCTTGCCATAGCTTGGGCGGTATTGATCGTCGGATGTGGAGAAGAACGCCTTCACTTTCTCGATATCGGCTTTCTTTATTCCTGCCAGTTCCCCGATCTCTGCGATCCACACCCCCTGCAGCTTCTCCGCACCCGCCTTGGACTCCATATCGGCCAAAGAGAGGGTTTCAGAATAGTATTCACTACCCACCAGGTCCTTCACAATCGTACTCTTGCCGATACCTTGTTCGCCGTCGAGCACCAGGACGTTGTCGAACTTGGTTCCCGGATGGTAGATGCGGGCAACCGCGGCAGCGAAGGTTTTCCTGGTTATCTCCCTGACATAGGGAGTATCGTCGGCTTTCAGGTACTGGATGAAAAGCTCCTCGACCCTTGGTATGCCATCCCATGGCGGCAAGTCATTCAGATAGTCGCGGATGGGGTGGAAGTGACGGTCATCTGAGATTTTTGTGAACGACACATCGTGATTGCGGCTCGAGAAACACCCATAGCGGATATCGATGAGGGATTTCAGCTGGGCCGTATCGGCATCGCGCCAGAAGTTGTTTCCCACCGGCCTGTCCCATGGCATCTTGGATATGACTTGGATGCGCCCGGCAAGATCATTGAAGGCAAACCCCGCGAGATCCGGATCGTTGTCTAGGATCAGGTTCAGGTTCCACACGCAATTTTTGAGCACGGTACTCCTGGTCTCGTATACCAACCGTTTTTTCCAGTCATTTTCCGGTACAAAGTCAGCTTCTGCTTCCACCCTGCGCTCATGAAGGATGAGCAACTTCACCCGCTCGTCCTTGCTTGCAAGTTCAGCCATGGCGTTGAATGATTTCTTTGGGTCATCATCCCCGAAGCGATGGATCCTCACCAGATCAAACGCGTTGAGCAGCTTGCCTGAGGCGGGGTCGGTAGCGTGATGTGAGTAGGCGAATTTGTCATCATAAATCACCACACCGGCACTGGAATCGGCAGGGATATAGTCGTACCTACCAGAAACAGTAGAAGGTTCATAGATATCTGAAAGAAATTGTTCCATCGCTCCCTGGATGGTGTATGCCCGGCAAAAAGCTCCGATCACACCCGGTTTTTTCAGTGGGTCTTCTGCACTTCTTCCCGTGGCATTATGTACCATGCTTTCCCGGCTGGAAGTAGGCAGAAGCGAGCAGTCGTTCCAATGCGGGTGTGATGCGAGGTAGGTATCTGGATCAAGCCACGGACCATCGGATCTGAGGAATATGAAATCTCCGTTTGATGGAGTGGTGGGCCAGTACATCAGCTGATGCGGGCGGTAGGAGCATTCATCGAATTGGTCGATTCCAAGGCTATCGGTATAGTACCGCGCGATCGCAATATACTCATCGGGCGTGACATCACGCATCATCGGTACGATGATCCTCGCTCGAGGAGCCTCGGAGGTATGACCATGCGTAGTATAGAGGCATGCTGCGTACGAGCAGGACGTCTTGAATGATGAGATCAACTCTTGCGTTGCATGATCGGCATCGAGAGTGAGCATGGAGCGGCTTGCTACAGTTTCACGCTTTCTGCGGTTGTCTCTGAGCTGTCCTCCAACGAACCCACCTTTATCCTTGATGCGGTCTCGTTCTGTTTTTAGTAGTTTTGGGTATTCCTCCACTGATTCTGTGGTGCGTATGGTTTTCGACAATCGCATGCAGAGTTCATCGAATGTCGTGGTCTTGTTTGTCCAGGTTTTCGCATAGCAGCTGTTGCCATAGGCTATCGGTAGGTTACGCATATCGCATGCTCCTTGGTAGGTGGGTAGAGAGTTTTCATTACGTATAGACACTCCTTACCTACCACCGAGAAATCGTACCCCTGACTATGGGTACTGCATATTCATTGATGGATGCATTTTTCTTTTGGGCGTATTCTAATTCTTGGAAATATTTAACTTGTAATTCATTCTGCGCTGTGTGAATAATGAGCATGGTAGCAATTTTATCTTGAGGGTATAGAAAGAGTATGTTGTATATAAATGACATTATGAAATTCTTAGAGAGTGAAAAAGAATTTGCAGGACAATTAGATGGAATACTTTCTACTTGGGATAGTACGCAAGAGATAAAAGAGGCAAAAGAAAAATGTCTAATATCCTACGAGCAACAAGATCCAGGGACTCTACTGATAAAGATAGGATTTGATGAATATATAATAGACTTCAATATTGTCTATAGAGAATCTCCAAGCCTGACTTCCTCCTATAATGAGGGATATGTTGAGATTTCATTTTTCAAGTTGAATAGAAACCGATTGGAAGTTATTTCCGATTACATAGAAATTGGTAAAAGAATAATATTAGGGCGAAATGGAAAGCTATATGATGAAAGCAATAAAAAGTTGTTTCATCAATTTGATTTGAAAACTCCTCAAGGGATTTTTATGGTATTGATGGAAAGAATAATTATGGAAAAAGAATTCACTAGGGGATGATTTATGGATATTATCATTTTCAAACTAGCGATCCTTCTAATTCCAGGTTTTGTTTCACTCCATATAATTAAAACATTCTCGGGTATGCCTCTCAAGGAGAGAAGGTCTCTGACAACGTATGATTTCCTTTTGATACTGTTATTTAGTCTTTTTAGCTCCGCAATATTTGATCTATTCACGAAAATCCCTTTTATCAGATCAACTACGACTTTTAGTATGTTCGAATGGATAGTTCATTTTGATGAGGGTTCTGGCAACCCTTTTACGGTAATGACATTCATTTGGCTATTGCTGATAAATACGCTACTCGGATTGTTTTTCGTACTTATGGATTATCATCGATTATTTTACAAATTACTTTCAAAATTGAAATTATCCAATATTTTTGGCAGAGAAGACATTTGGACCGACTATACCGGACATATAGTAATCAATGAATGGGTCGCTATACGGGATTTCTCAAAGAATCATCTGTATATTGGTTCCATCTATATGGCTTCAGATTCTTTTGAACCGAGAGAGCTAGTTTTAAAAGATGTCAAAGTATATACGCTTAAAGATGAATGCAAATTGCTCTATGAAACAAAAATTTTATACTTACCTCTTATGAATAGAGAGTTTACTATTGAAATTCAGGGTGCACAAGAATTGTAAAGGACGGTGACAATAATGGCAGAAACAAACAAAGAGCGTAAGCCAAGCAATCATGATCGTGGTTCAAAAAATAACAAAGGGAACCATATCATTTCCGAGAATACAAACGGGGATTTTCGTCGTGGCAGGATAATAAACATTAATTCACCTACAACAAAACCATCAGAACCGAAGCCAAGCAAGTAACAAAATAGTATTTTTTCGTTCATCCAAATGCTCTGGTACCCCATATTCTTCGTTACATCCCTTTAATGTTAAATAGGTAGAGTCTGTTCATTGTTTGGTTTTTTTCCTTATCTCTACCACGAGGAAGCGTACGCTTAAAATTCCTATTACGAAAAGCCTTACATTCTGATGTGTCGTCACGTACGAATTGGGCTTTTATATTATGGCGAAAGATATTGCCGAAAAAATTGGGAATGATATTTATGGTCCTATCAGTGAAACTGTTGGTGTATCGGGTGTATTGGAAAATTGACTGACGACAGTGCGTGATTTACTGGATACCAAGACCGACATACAATAGAATAAACTTACAACCCAAAGGGAGATTAATATGGCAGTTTTTTCAATCGACCCTTCTATCGATAAACTTGTCCATGATGAGTCATCCATTTTTAACTATTTGACGTCTGAAGTGCTTCTTGATAAAGTCCTTGGAAAAAAACGACTTAGGTTTAAGAAGTTGACCTTAACCAATGACCCTTATGAGTATACCCATATCACTGCATACTCTGCACCCTATGGCCATGATGAGAACCAAGGGGGAAATCCCTTCTATATGGAAACTGTTCGATGTATAGCGGATCTGCGGAATAAGATGTGTATCGGATGTTTCTGCCGTAATGAAGATCAATCAGAAAGCTTCTTCCATCCTGAAAGTGGTGAAGTGTATTATGCTCAATCTGGGTATCAACATTCGAGAATGTGGTCCCAATACGGGGAAGACCATAAAGGAGCCTGTATTGTTCTTGACAAATACTCACTGATAAATGAGTTGCAGGAAAAATTTAAACATGAGTTGTTTTTTGCTGATGAGACTAGGTACAAACAAGGTCAGTTGTTCCTCCCTGAATCTGAAGAGCTTGATTCTTTCAGACATCTAAAACCAGATCAGGCAGCCATTCAATATTTCTTAGAAGATAAGCATAGGATGAAACTACTGTTCACAAAGGACATAGACTATGAGCGTGAAAAAGAATTTCGTATTGCTTTTTATTCTGAGCACGATTATGAGTATGCGAGTCTCAACGCATTGAAAGCTATTATTCTTGGACATCGATTCCCCAAAGACAAAGTATCAGAGGTAGATGAGATTGGAAGATCTTTAGGAATTGCAGTTCTTAAAATCAACTACTTTGGAAACACAGCGCATTTGATTCAAGTCCACCGTTCATGATTGATAATAATTTATTTTATGGTTGTAACATCTTGGCAATCACTGCCGAAAAATCTCACCTTGTATCCCTTGCAACGAGCCCTATCAATCTCAATTTGCATTCCTGTACTAATTCGTTCACCAAACACCCAAACCTCCGAACATTTGCTCATGAGCACAATGCCAAAGAACATGCCCAGATCGCGTTCGCTCTGAAGCCCGTCATCAAGAAATTGGGGGTAGAGCAGGTGAGGGGTTATCGGAAGATAACCTTTCTCGACAGCGAATCGGCTATAACGCCGGGCATGGAAAACATTCTCTTCGATATTTCCAGCATATGGAGAGCAGATATATACTATGGGATGATAATCAAAATGTGGTCTAGCTTGTTTCTCAATAGCCTTCATGGCCTCATAGGGGGTCCTATCCATATATCCTTCCTTGTTGCGTATATTCATATTCAGTCCTTCTTGTAAAATTTGGTCTCAAAGCCATCCGCATTGAGCAGCAATCCATCCGCCCAATGAGGGACAATGGCCATCGATGTCTCTATGCTCTGGAGGTTGATGTCCTGGGATGCCTCGATGACCACCTCGTCATGGATGTGCATCACGATGTGGCACCCGGCGGCTTCGAGTTGCTGCGTGGCATGGCACAACAGGTCGCGGCTGATTGCCTGGATTATGTTTTCGACCAATTTTCCACCAAATGTATCGATACGTTCCCATTTCTTGGTAGTTCCCACGCCCTCATAGGTAACGCAGTCGCTACCAAACATATTGGTACCCATCCGAGGCTTCACGTATGCAAGCCTTCTGCCCGACGGCAGAGTGATGAACAGAAAGCCGCTCTCATAGGAGAACCTGATCCCATGCGTACTGGTTGCGGTCTTGTTCCGTATCGCCTGCTTCACCGCCTCATCCACGTCCCACCAAAACCTGACGATGTTCGGATTCGATTGGCGCCAGGCATCAACTAGGGGCTTGAGCTCACCTTCGGTCATGCCGGACTCGAGTGCTCCCATAGCCTTGAGCGCTCCGACTGAACCTCCGTATCCGCAGTTGTGCACAAGGACCCCTGATACGGTAAAACGGTGATGTCTTCCGGTATTTCGTATGTCATAAAGTCCAACCGTGCGCTGATTATTCGCCAGTTTTTTCTTCTCTCCGTAACAGCCTTCATGGCGTCCGCGATGATGCGATTTCTGTTTGCACCGACAGAAAGCTTTCGGATCACCACCGGATACGAATACGGCCAATGTATCTGCTTGAATTCGCTGAGGACAGTATTGCGCTTGTTTCGGTTGTTTTCCTTGTGGGTTGCGAAGCGCAAGTTGCCTACTTTGTAATCCTTGTCGTTGTCGATGCGATCGATCTCCATCTCCTTGTCCGGCAGTCCGAATTCGCCTATGAGGTACAATCCGGCCTCCTTCACACTGGAAAAGGCAAAGCGGATGCCCCGTGCACCGTAATTGTGATACCCACCATCCTTCAGATTCTCGCATCGCTGCTTCGCGGCCGTGAGTCTGCGATCGAGCCACATCGGAATCGCCCTTGGCTGGGAACAACGCTGGCATCCCTTTGATTTTCCCCGCGTCAAGTTCGAAAGAACCTGCCATTGGATGCTCAGGCATCCCACACACTGGGTAAGTACATAACAATGGTTCATCTTGGCACTCCATCGTTTTTCTGGCGATATTATCCGCACCCACCCGAATTGCTTTCCCACTATCTCCGGTTTGTACGAGACGTGAGCCGCAGGTGGCGGCGATTCCAAGGTGTACCGGCTCCGATTTCCCCTCGATCCATACGAGATGGTCTGCTGTTGCTGTAAGTCCTCCATAGGTGATTACCTCCCTCTTTCCTTTGTAGACGACACCCCCATGCGATACCCAGTTCTCACCATCCCACAGCAGATGATCGGTCGTGACTTGCTCGATCGGCACCAAGCCTTGGTCGGTGAGCACCATCTGGCCCTCTGCGATGCAGGCGAGCTCGGCCTGCTTGCCCTTCTGCCTCAGGTGTCCGTTCTCCCCATGCTTGGTCACCGTACAGTGGAACATGCGCGATGCAGTGGCGCAGTAGATGTCACCATTGTTTGCAAAAACCTCCATACGCCAAGTCTCCCCTGCAAGCCATGATAGAACCCTTGCCTCAATTGCTGAGAAGTCCGATACGATGAACCTATATCCTTTCCTTGGAATAAAGGCGGTCCGAACGAGCTGGGAAAGTGTATCGGGCACATCGCCATAGAGCATCTTCACAGCTCCGTAATCTCCGCTTTTCACCAATGCCCTGGCAGTACCGAGATCCTCAAGATGGTTCTGGGGTAGATTTTGCATTTGTATCAATCTGCCGGAAAACCTTCCGGTACGATTTGCCCCATAGAACTGGAACATACCACGTGCACGGTTATCGGAGCAGACAGCATTTTCCATCGCCTGATACTTCTTCACAGATGACTTGGCAAGCTGCAGCCTGAGCTCGAGCACTTCCTGGACCTGACGGGGGGCGTCCTTCAACGCAGCCTTTACATCCTTTTTGCCCAGCGAATCAATCTCGAGGCCGTTCTCTGAAAGCCAGATTTTCACTTGGGAAACCGAGTTCGGGTTCTCAAGATCGGTGAGCTCCTTCATCCGAGTGACGAGCTCCTGTCTAGAGAAGTTATCCATTCCGATGGCATGTTTCACCAACTCCCTGTCGATCAACACACCCCGGTCGTTGATGCGCTGATCCAGATGATACTCGTCCCATATGGAGTCGGGTACGGGGAATCTGGCCAGGCGACTGTGGATTGCTAGTTCCACCTCGACATCACGTTTGTTGTACTCGAAAAACTGCTCCCATTTGTCAGGGGCATCAGCAGCCTTGTTCCTTGTCCGTCCCCCATTGGCGATCGTCGGTGCACAAGGGGTGCAGAAGTAGCGGATCAGGTCCTTGCCCTCGGCGAGCTTCTGCTTCTCAAGCCCCAGGACAACCCCCACTCCCCTCAGCGATAGAGGCAACCCGAGGTATGCAGACCAGACCATCGTGCAGCGCCATGAGGTCGGGTCCAGATACGTTCCGGTGGACAGTCCCAGATGGCGAGAAAGGCAGATTCGCTCAAAGGCGGCATTGAACGCCCATTTTACCACGCTGGCATCTGTGAGCGCTTCGGTAATCTCATCGGGAATCTTTTCACCCCGTGCGAGATCTACTACCTGTACCGGTCCGCCATCGACGCTGTAGCCGAACAGAAGGACCTCGAAGTCCTCAGCTTCGCTATATCGGTAGATTCCGCTCTTAAGCAGGTTCACCGATGAATATGTCTCAAGATCGATTCCCATAAATTGCATGCATAGGCCTCCCGACTAATACCGGGAAACCGTACCCCAAAAAAACTGCAGCTCGAGAGAACTGCAGGCAGGGTGTATATGTTGCTTTGGAGCCAGGAGTATCTTTCCAGATTCCGCGCTTAATTCTCATGCGGTACGAATGACATCAAAAAGGCGATGGTATCCTTGTTTTCCTCAAGCTGGATCGTGAGCTTGATGTTTCTCCATGGGCCAAAAACGCTTGTATCCTTGTTCTCAATTATTCCGTAGAACCGATTGTTTTCCTTATCGATCACTACAGTATCCCCGCAATAGTACATCATCATGGGAGGGATGGTTTTTGCATATTTGTCAGCTTCCGCTAAGCCAAGATACTGGAAGTTGAAATTGACGTGGTAAATATTCTCGGTGTCGATCTGTTTGATTACACCATCTTCCCGCTCGACGGACCAAAAGAAAGCAGAAGCATCATATCCCCCATGGGTGAGCAGATATTCCCGATAATAAGTCTTTTCTGTCTCAGAGAGATCGGCCTCTTCAAATGTTTTATACCCATCATCGGGTACGGAGGAATCATATTCCGCCAAGGGCATCAACAGGTTACCTTCCCCTTGCAAATTCTGGTTCCAGCCCTCAATGAATGCTGAGGCATAGGCCTGACCGAAACCTCTGGCATCCACAGAGAAAAGATAAATGCTGGAAGATGATACGTACGGATTTTTGACCTCAATCCTGAACTGAACAGAATCGCTGTTCAGCAAAGCACCAAAAACAGTCTTTACATCCTGAGTCTCTGAAATAATCAATCTCTTGGTATTGGAGTCAGAGAACTTGGCTCTATTTTTAAGCTCCGAGGTTGTACCGGCAGAATCTTTGATCTTGATGACCGCGTAATCCGAACTTATGCCGGAAACAAGGAATTCACTTTCATACTCAAACAGCTCCAGATTCAACTTATTTGCGTCTACAATGAATTTTGCATACATCTTTGAGTTGTTCGTGGCACTGTTGCTGAAGATTCCCGAGGTTTTTACATTTTTGAGTGCTGCATAGGGAGTATCAGTCGGGCTGCCGAATTCATCAACATAATATCTCTTGATCCAAGCAGACTGTCCTGCGATCGGCAGAATTTCAGCTGCTACCATGAATCCTTTCGGAGTGTTTGATGGAATCGTGTCGGTGAATGTTGTACAGCCAGTTGTAAGCAGTATCATTATGAAAGCCAATAGCAAGACGGGAATTCTCTTCACTGTATCCTCCTCAAACTATCTTCATACTACTCTGGTTTCTTTCTGGTTTCCAGCAAGATTCCTATAATCTGTGTTCGAACAAAGAAAAGACTGCAACTTTTCGGTTGCAGTCCAGATAGGTAAGGGATTCCTCTCTCAATATGATTTCCTTAGGCAAGGAAATCATCCTCGTCATCGGTGGCGAAGTCACTCTCTGCACTTGCCTTACCACCCAGGGGTTCCCCATCGCGGATAAGCTGCAAGTTCTGAAGGCCGCATGCAATGCCGCGGTTGCCGTTCGAGTTGAACGCATAGAAGGTGATCGAGGCCCGTCCGTAGACACCTGAATACACATCACTGCGGTTCAGCACGGGATTGCACTCCGCATCAACGATACCGGGTGCGGTTGCACTGTTGGCATTGATAAAGAATGCGTTCTCGTAAGCTGGATCATCCGGGCGGTCGATATCCCCATCGCGCAAGGGAGTCTTCAGCGATGCAAGGGACGGGGCTGTTTTTCCGTTGCCCTTGAGTTTTGCCTCGCCTTCCTTGTAGGCAGCCTCAATGGCAGATTTGATCTTCTGCACAGTTGCTTTGTCGCTCTTGGGGATGATGAGGGATACCGAGTATTTCGGCGTCCCACCGTTGATGGACTTCGGTTCCCAGACATTGGCGAAGGACCATCTGGTGTCCTTGCCTGTGATGACCCTCAAAGGGTTTGCGATTGTTGACATTGTTTTTCCTCCATGTCGTCAAAGTCGTCGATTGTGATTGCCGGTCTCTTGTCGCTCTCCGGCACGAGCGTCGGTTTGCCTTTGGGCTTGCATATGAACACGCCCAAGATCTCATTGAAACGTGATCTTCCCAGCAGCTCGGTCATGGCCGTGATACCCAGTACCTTGTGGTCGTAGGGATCGAAGCCGGCTTCACCGACTTTCTTTGCGACGGATTCCTCGTCGGTGTACTTGCGCACCGAGCGTCCTTCCACCAGCTTGAAGCCATCGAGTCTTCCTCCTCTGCTCAATACCGAAAGACCGTACCCCTTGACGTCGCTGACCCAGGAGGCGAGCTCATCGGCTTGTGTGAGGATCCCGGCTATCTCGTCGTCACCAAGGAGCGCGGGCTCGGTGAACTCGTGGCGAGCGAGCTCCAGGTTCGCCTCGGCCCTTTTTCTACAGGTGGCCTTCACCCTGCAGAACTGGCAGTGCGCGCCGGATTGGAATTCGCCCTCGCCGTTGAATGCAAGAAGCGCCCTCGGCTTGAGGAACGTGACCGCCCAATCGCGAAGCTCATCCGTGGGAAGCGTGAATGTGCTGATGTTTGACAGGCGTGGCTGGAACACGGTCATCGAGACCTCCGCGACCTCATACAGAGGGCCGAACATCTCAAGGGCCCCCAGGGCGTACAGCATCATCTGGGTGTTCTGGTCCGCTGAGACCGGCACCCCCTGCCCGTACTTGAAGTCGATGATGTGGAGGCTCCTGTCGGCGATGATGACGCAGTCACCGGTTCCCGCGCACTCGGGAACATAGCGGCTGATATCGAGGCGCTGCTCGGTGAAGATCAGCGGATCCCTGAGCTCATCCTTCTCCTTCTGGAACGTCTCCAAAACGAAGGACGCGTACTCTTCGGCGCAGCCCTCCATCTCCTCGGTGTAGTGCTGAAGGCCGGGTGAAGGATCCTCGGTGACCAAACCGAGAGCCTTATTGAGCTTGTACTCGCAGAGCGTGTGGGCTTCGGTACCTTCCTCGGCATACACGCTCGTCTTGTCCTCGTGCCCTTCGCACAGCCGTGCCGACGGAGGGCACTTCGTCCATCGGGAGGATGACGAGGGGGACAGGAGGGCATGCCTACTCATCGCCAAGTCTCCTGATGTCCCGAAGGAATCCTGGGTAATAGGTGGGATCCAGGTCCTCAAGGCTGGTGGCGTAGTGGTGCTCGAACACTCCGGCGAACCGGTCAGACATGCCTTCCTTGGCCTTCCCGTCGATGGCGGCCTTCAGGTCGTCAAGGGTGGCCCCGAGGCAGTGCGCTTCATCGGCCAGATTCCTGTAGTGCGAGGGATCGATGGCCGATAGCCTGTCGGCTCCGTACTTCTCGAGAAGCAGCCTCACCTGATCCGTATGGCCGGCTCTGGACTTCTCGGCCAAGATCCTGCGGACATCCACAAGGGTGAGAGGTATCTCCACCGGCTTCACCTCTGCGGTATCGGTCGGTTGTCCGAACAATTCCGGCTGTTCCTCCTTGTGGCGGATGAGTGGATCGAAATCATGCCTCCTCATCATATCCGCCAACGACTCGAGGGCCTCGGCGAGGGATTTGAGCCCCTTCGCCCCGTCGAGCAGCAACTGGGTCCTATCGTCCATCCTCTTTTCCTCCTTCCTGTGTCTCGTGGATCTCCACGCTCCTGACTGTCTTTCCCGGTGTGAGCACGAGCACCTCGCTGTACTCGCCGAACAGGAACCTGATCAGTCTCGCCGAGATCTTCCTGCCGCGGCTGTTGAGCACCCGCTGGTTGCCGCCGCCTCCCTGGGCCACGTTTATCTGGACCCTGTGCTGAAGTTTCACTGTGCATCTCCATGTATGTACGGGGTCTCCCCCGGAGGCTGCTTCTGCGCCGCATGGACGCTGTTTTCAAGCCCTCTGCTTGATACCGCAAAACCGTACCCCCGGGGATAGCCAGCTGCTACTCGTCCCCGTACGTCTGTTTGTAGAGTGCCCTGAGGCGGTCGATCATCTTCCTCCTGCGGCTTCTGATCGCGTTGTCCGTCGTTCCTTCTTCCCTGGCGATATCGACAAGCTGCCGGCCTTCGCAAAGCTGCCAGAAGAGTTCCTGCTGGGCTGGTATGAGCTGGGGGATGAGATCACGCACGCGGTCCCGCATCGAGGGCGGGTTTTCCTCCTTGAAGAGGACAGTCTCGGGGGATTGAGAGAGATCCATCAAACTGTCGACGGGATCGTCTGCGTACGCATGTGGATTGCTTTCAAAAAGTGTTTGAGAAAACTTGAACGCGGGATCCAGCAGCTCGTCCTCGTACCGGTTGTTCAGGCGCTCGGATTCATAGGAGTCGCGGAGAACGGTGACGATCTCCTTGGTGACACCGTTCTCACCAAGGGTGAGAAGGTACGGTCTTCCATCGATGCAATAGTAGAATTCTGTCGCGGCGTCTTTAGCCATCGCTTGCCTCCCGCCTGGACGCAAAGGGCGGGAAGCTGACGCATGACGAAGCCGTGGTGATCCGATTGGAAGCCTGAGGGCGCAACAAGACCAGGGGACCCGAAGAGGCCAGCCACGGCGGAGCCAGTGGCGGACCGATGCATCAGGATTCCTCGCCCTATACGTCTCAGGCTAAAATCACATATTTATGTTGATTTTAATCAACATCAACCTCAAAAAAATACGACCAGAAGGCCTTGAGGAAAGAATGTTGAATCGAATCAACGCCCAGAAGCTACTACTATCGTTGATTAGAGTCAACACCAGAACGATGAAAATATTTAATTTTGTTGACTTAAATCAACACATACTGTACTATATATATATATGGTTGCAAAATTTGAATGCAATCCATGCGAAGGATGGGGGAAGCTGGATATGGACGAAAGCGAACGCACATTGGGGAAAGTCATCGCCGCACAGCGCGACAAACTTGGGATGACACAAAGGGAGCTTGCCCGTGCTGTCAATCTCAATAATGCCACGATCTCGCGCATCGAGAGCAATCCCGACATCGTCGCCGATCCCAGCACCCTGAAGGCTATTGCAGAAGCCCTGCGCATCGACTATAACTATCTTCTCACACTGAACAGGACCATTGAGGACGATAAGGATATCAGGGTAATAGCACGGGCGTCAAAATCCATGTCCGGACCTGAGAGGGAAAAGATGATGGACTTTCTTCGCACGGAATTCGCCGAGGCTTTCAAGGATGCTGATAGTGACGGAATCATTGACCCCCAGGCCCCTGACGATTATTGATGCGGCCTGTTCCAAATTACCAGCTGCCCATAGCTGAGGCCCTCGCGGTGCTTGAGGACTCCGCTGTCGACCGGTTCCCCGTGGACCTGCATGCGATCCAGCGGCAGTTCTGCAGGCTGTTCCAGATCCGCTCGTATGGCATGTTCATGAAAACCCACTGCACCTCACGGGAGGAATGCTCCCATTATCTGGGATCGGAAGACGGGGCTGCCGTCTTTGATGGACACGGCAGGTACATCGTCTACTACAACGAGGAAAAAAGGAAACAGCGGACCAGGTTCACCATCGCC